CGTAGTGTTCTTCAATAATAAGACTTTCGCCGCCTGCAAAATAAATTTGTTGCATACTAGGCATTTGCTCGTAAAACTGTTTCCAGAATGTAGGATTCTGTTTGTGCCAGTTGTAACTACTACCATTAGTACTACCTTTGTCTTCCCATTGCATAATCTCTTTAAGACTTTCATTTTTAACATCAGGAAAAATTTTCTTATAATCTTTGATCCAACCACTACTATCGTGTGGTGAACACATTACGCATGCCAACTGACACTTGGTGCCAAAGCGTAAATCAATGTATGCCAAGTTAGGTGGTACTTCGCCATCTGGTTGAGTATCAGCTAGTATCTGATCTATGTCAACACGCTTACTCCAATAATTAGTTTCCCACATCCGTTTACTACGATGTCCAGCAGCTTCTTCTTTATAACACTTTAAACAGCTAGGCGGTTTTTCACCAGCCAGCATTTGTTTGCGTACATTTTTCATGTACTTACTATTCCATGCTGTTTCAAAGTCACTTACATTTAAGTTATTAGGTTTGCCATCGTCTGTTTTAAGAATACCTACTTGGCCACCGTGTTCTTTATCGTTAGTAGGTCCAACACTACTAGCATTTGCAGTACAACATACTCGCATACTACCATCTGGTCTTGTACTTAAATGTACCCAGGGTAATAAGCAAAATGTTTCTGATGGATATTTTTTATCTTTATGTTTCATTATATACGTACTTATCTCCGTTTGCAAGCAGTCGATTTATACTTGGTTTAAGCCACTTATAAACTGCATTGTGACCATGGTTGTTAAAATGATACTCGTTATCTATTTTAAATTTATTCATTTTTATACCAAATTGTTTTTGAACACTGCCTATATAATTATCTGGTAAATCTATTGATTTTTTATTTTCTTTGAACCAACTATAAAATAATACATTTTCTTTGCCGTATTTGTAATTAAGTAAATCAATTTGCTGTTGTGTTTGAAAGTACGGATCAAAAGTTGTGTTATAAGAGTTTATATAATCTAAACTAGAATTTAAAGGAAAATATTTTTCCCACTGTTTTCTAAAATCGTCACTTTTAAGTTTCCCTTGTGTTAACATTATCCAGTAGGGTGTAGTACCATCAATATAATGATAGTTATGTTGTTTTTTCCAATTACCAAGCTGTTTAATTGCTTTTTTAGAAAGCATAATACTAGACCTATTTGTCGTTGTTAATTGTACAATAACTTTATCTAAAGAACCAAAATTTTTCTCTATATTTTTTACTCTTAGATATAAAGAATTATTTCCGCTGCCGCCTATACTAGCGTCATACATAGTAATATTTGCATTATCTTTAGCAATTAATGCAGGAACAGATTCATTAAAAATATTAGCGTCCCACCAATTACTATAACTGCACCCTAGTACTGCTATTTTCATTTAAATTGTTCCGCAAACGGATCAAACTCAGCACCGCATTTCATTGCACACACTTTTAACTTACCCTCACTGCAACTAGGTTTTGTCCAGCTTTCTTGTATTCGATCAAATGTTCCAGTAGCAAACACTTGTTCTAATCCTTTGCGAGCATCTAGTTGATCTTTGTCAATAAAATCCCATATCTGTTCTACTTTAGGATCTTTATGCCACCACTTGTACATACGTCCAGCAGTCCAACAACAAGGCATAGCAAGTCCTTCTGCTGTAATAAACAAACTATTTTCTTTTTTAACTTTACAAATAACTGGTGCTGCATCATAGTAGGCATCCATGCTACCGTACTTGTTTATAATTACATCTTGTTTGCTAAGAGCTTTATTTAAATATTTTGCATCTGGTTTTTTAAGTTCTGCTGACTTATTACCTTTACGGTCTACTGCTTGATGAGATTCTTTCTTTTTTGAATCTTGTGTAATAAAGCGTCCAGTCTTTTTCTTCATAAACTTTTCGCAGCCCCATTCGTTAGCAAGTGCTTCAGCTTCTTCGACTTGATGTTGATTGTGTTCAAAGATTAAAAAGTCCCAACGGGCTCTGCCGCCAGCGTTGATAAATGCTCGCATGTTACGCTCTACGTTGTTCCAAACAACACCTTGACGATAGATATGGTTAGTATCCCGTAGACCATCAACGCTAAAAATAACAGCACCCATCCTACCAATAGTTGCCGCCAAGTCGCTCCACCACGTTTCATTCTTTGCTCCTGCATTTGTATTCATGCTTAACCACATGTTTGGATTATGCTCTCTAAAGTATTTGAATATTTCTAATGTGTCTTTAGCAACAATAGGATCTCCTAAGTTACCACACATATACATTGTATCTAATTGTGCAATAAATTCTTTTGTAAAAATATTTTTGCAATCTTCTAATGATAGTTCATCTAAATTAATATGCGGATTTAATCCTTCACCGTTCATATTACGATCACACATTGGACAGTTAGCTTGACAGTTTTGTGTTACTTCAAGGTGAATACTTTTTATATCAGTATAATTATACATCAGAAACTAGCCTTATATCTTTCCCAGGGCCTACTTTACTAGGTAAGTCCCCGTATTGTTCAACATACCAATCAATTACAGCCTTATACCAATTTTGGCTATTATGGTGTGCTTTCTTATTAAACTGATATATGTTATTATTAGTCGCTTGCATAGTACTTAGTGCTCTAGCACTTTCAGTCTGTAGTTCTCGTAGTGTTAAATTACTTGTATCCAATTAACATATACCTCGTGTATTTGGGCAACTCTAATTCGCCGCTATATAAAATGTTTTGCATAGGTGCTTTTACTGCAAACTCTTCAATACTACCTACACAATTTACATGCTCTTCTACTTCAAAAAAGTTATTGCTTTGTAGTATAACTAGTTTACCTGTAGGTATCTTATTATACCATTCTTTAAAATTAGGAATGTGTTCACAACTGGTGTTTATAATAGTGTCAGGAGTATCGTCAAGAGGACATAATGTACCATCTGCTCTTTGTACTTCATAACTTTCATAATCGTAGTCTATATCCATTATATCTTTTGTACATGCTTTAAACAACCATTCATCCTTAACCCAAGGCTTGTTAAAAGTTTCAGCAATACTTCTACAACTAGGATCGATATCAAAAGATCTAACTTTATCTACTTTAATGTTACTCTCAAATAACATTGTAGCAAGGGTAGCATACCAACCGGCGCAAAAGAATACTGTGCCTAGTTCAACATCGCATGCTTTTAATGTATCAATTAACCATAATTTACTTTTTAACTGTCCTCTACTAAAGCAATCATCCCATATTTCAGTTCCATTTACAAAAAAATTCTTAAATCCTTCAACAAATTGTGTATTGGTATATCTATGTAGTATTGGCCATAACTTCCAGGTATTATCTTCTAATAATAGTTTACGTAGATCTTCATCTTCAATTAATCTAAAAATACTATGTAAGTTTTCTTCAGTAACTGCACTTTGGAAGTCTTCTGTTGAATTTGACATTCTAAAAATACTATGTAAGTTTTCTTCAACTACTGCTTTACGCAGTTCTTCAGCATCAACTAATCTAAATAATGCATGTAAATTTTCTTCTATTATTGCTTTCCTTAAATCTTCTATTTCTCCAGACACTTTATTAGGAAGTAGTCTAAAAATACTATGTAAGTTTTTTTCAATTACTGCTTTGCGTAACTCTTCATTATCTAATATTCTAAAAATACTATGTAAATTTTTATCAATTATAGCTTTTCGCAATTCTTCATCAGCATCTACTAATCTAAAAATACTACTTAAATCCTTATCAATATATGCTCTACGCAAATCTGCTAATTTACTGTTAGTAGGATACAGTAATTCTAATCTATCTAATAATTCAAACGTCTGCATCAAATTGTTCCTTTAACCATTCGAAGTTGTTTATCAACTGAAGATCAGCGCCATTAGAAAGCCCGTACTTCCTGCCAGCACAAGCACCTTTAATAGCATATTCGCCGAAGGGAGCATCTCCTCCCACTGTTGTCCAAATTCGTAATCTTTCATTTGTTTCTTCCTCATTTTGTCTGTCAATAATTTTGCTTGCTAGTTTTGTACACTCTCTAAATGCACTACGCCAAGTACTAAATTCGTCAACGTTAAATGCTGTAGTGTTACTAACTTCATCCATAAGCACAAAGTTGTCACTAATACTAGTAGTCATATCTGGTTTACTAGTATCCATATTAATAGTTGCATTTCTTGGAAATAGTTTTATTCCTCCATATCCGTATATTAATCCATTTATAGGATTTTGGCTTCTCCATACATGTACAGCATCTCTATAATTTGTTGGCGGAATATAACTAAAATCAAAATCATCTACAATATGTGCATCAGCATCAACTATATAAACCATCGGAGTAGATGCAAGTTTTGCAGCTTCAATATGTGCTTGGTGAATTCCTTTTACACCGTGTGTACGTTTTGCAAAAGGATATTTTTCTAATAGACTGTTCCAATTACGATCAGCTTCTTTCTCGTTATAACTTATAAAAGCAATATCGTATCTAACATTACAGTTTATTTTACTATATGCATCGTTAAAACTAATCATTATTTTTCTCACAAACCTTTACAAAGTTGTTATATTCTGGAAACACTTCAGTAAAGTTTTTTCCTCTACGTTTATCGTACTCATTTATAAACTGTAAAAATTGTATCCTTTCTTTTGATACGTCAATATCTTTTTTAAATCTAGCAACACAGTCTTCGTATATACGATTTAATTTAATGTATTCATAATCACTAAATTTTTCTTTTTTATTGATCATATATTGTATACTAGTCTTTAGGTATTTGTCAATCGTTATTTTGTCTGCAATTTTAATATCTAAAAATTCAGGGTGTCTTACATATGCAAAGTCTGCAATAATCCTATTAATATTGCCCTCTTTTAACTTTGATACAAATCTTAAATATGTTGTTAACGACGGTAAGCCTAAAATATTAACAGCACTCATTAACATTAGTTCTGATGTAGTTGTATTATCGAGAAAGTATCTTAAGTTTTTAGAAAATAACTCCCAATCCATACCATCTCTACTATACTCTGCATGTTTGCCAAAACTTTCAGCACTAGAATACAACGAAAAATATTTTATTGACTTAGTGTCTTCTAACTGTTTAATCTTTTCAACAAAAGTTTTCCATAAGTCGCCCGGTGGACATGCATTTGTGTTTATTGCAAAATGCAAGTTTGGTTGTGGGTTTTCTAACAGATAATCAATTACTTTGAATGTGTGCTTACTTAGTAAAGGTTCTCCTCCTGTAATACGGAAGGTATACATATGTTTTACAGCTTGAGGAAACCATTTCCAAAATGCTTCAATATACGGATTGTCTTCTCTATTAGGATACGAAACTTCTGATTCTTTTATACCATTGTAATGTGTTTGATATAGTTTGTACGGACCTTTTGATTTAATTTCTTCAGTCCACTTGCTACTAAACGCAGGTCCACAATATGAACATTTAAAATTACATACATTACTAAAACTAACTTCAACATATCTAGGATAAATGTCATCCATTGGATCACTGTTAAAAATTAGTTCTTTATCTACTTGGCTCCAGTTTGCAGAACTTTTCCAAACTCTATCACTATACTCTTGTGTGTTATCTTCTATGCGCCAACAGTAGTCACACTCTTTAGGACGCTTGCCTTCGCGCATTTCTTTTCGACGCATTTTCTTTTCAATAGTGTTATGCAATGCGTTAGGATTATTTTTAAGTTCGTCTAAAGGTATCTTATGTGCGCCTACATGATGGCAACTATGTGTAATACCTGGACCTAAATGTATGGTAACTTGTGTCCATTTTGCAAGACACATTCCACAACCAATACTATCTAGTTCTTCTTTAACAGGTTTTAATAGTTTTAAATCATCCATTACTCAGGGTCAATCACAAACTGTTGTTGAGGGTTTCTACTTGGGTTCTTATAAACTGTTTTAAAGAATTTACTTTGTTGTTCATCTAAAGGTGCTTGTGCTATAGGTATTTCTAATTCATTTATAATTGTTGCACCTAAAATTTCAATTGCTTCAATAAGTTCGTTTGTTGTTGAATCTTTTTTATCTTTCCACATAGTGTTTAGATATTCAAAATCTCTCACATTTACAAAATCCCAGTTTGTACACATTGTCATATACAATCCTTCTCTTGCTCCGTATATTGCCCATAATCCATTGTCTACATCAGCACCAACCATTAACCAAATCCATAGTCTATGTAAGTTTTTCCAATGACCTTTTAAGAACTGTTCTTTGTTTAGTTTTGCTCCACGGTCAAGTGCCATTTTAACACCTTCACGGAACCCAGCACGCCATGCCTGTTGAGGTGTTTCGTTATTATAAACTTCACTATAACAACTATTTTGCTGTATGTATTTAAGATCCCAACAAAAATCAACTTGTGCTGCAACATTGCCTGGATCTGCATTTTCGTGTGTACGCATATTTAATACATGTTCCTTAGGCCAACATTTAAGTCCGCCATTGCCGTACATTAAACCATTAATAGCATTTCTTCCGCACCAACTTATAACACTTGTTGATAACTCTGGATGATTATCTAAATCTAAAGTTTGCTGTAAGAAATTAGGATTTATTTGGTTGTCGCCGTCAACAGTAATAAATCGATCAGTTTCACTTAGTTCAGCACAGGCTTTGTGTGCGGCATCTGATCCTTCTACACCGTGTACACGTTTAGCCCAAGGTACTTTACTAACTAAATCTGCATAATTTTTTTCAGCATTTGGTTCGTCATAACTAAGATATATAATATCATAATCAATTATTTTCATCGTATTTTCCTATTAGTTGAGCATGTTGTATAGAACTAGGGTTACTAACAACAGCAACATTGCTGTATTTAAAAGTCTTAGGTATTTCTACATAGTCTTTTTGAACAAGTTCTTTTAAATTGATATCTAGCGTGTCTATAAGTATAAACTTGTTATTTTTATCAACAATAAAGTATTTTCTAAAATTATTACCACGTGAAGCAATATCTGCTGACAGATTATTTGAAATATTACAATGCACTTTCCAAGAGTCTCGGCGTTGCTCAAATGTAATACCGTCGCCTATTGTTTCTACAGTAGATACTATTCCTTTATTTTGAACAATATTAGTTGCATCAGTATCATGTATCGGAATAATGTGTGTTTTGCCTTTAATAGTTAAATCATTAACAATCTTATATTCATGTACTTGTTTCTTTAGAGTGTTAAATTCATTAAAGATATCTAAACTTATTTCCATATTATTATAAGTTTCGTGTTTGTGATTTGCAATGGAAATAATCATGCCATCTTCGTCGTAATGAATATAAAACATTATACCTTTTCCCTTAACCATGACATAACATCGTTTGTTAAAAATTCGTCTTCAACGTAATGTAAGATTCCTTTTTGTTTATAGCCATTAATCATAATAGAATCATTTAAATCTACAGTTAAAAAATCAGTCCATTTTGTTGACGTTGCTTGACAATTTTGTATGTATGGTTTCATATGTGTTACGTTAAACAGCTCAGTATCAATTGCAGTTTTATGTTGATCTAATATTTTTAATGCAATTGCAGCTGATAAGTCTACACTATTCCATTTTTGAATATTACTTGGTGCATATTTTTTATAAAACAAATTATAATTTTTCATAATTAATTCTAACAAAATAAAAAATGCTTTTGTTTTTTCGCATTTATGAAACATATACATTGCAGAGTATACATTAGGCAAGTTATTACTTTCAAATGTTTTTCTGTAATAATTACTAGTAATAGTTTCATTACGATATGTGCTTACTTTGCCTGTAAATGTTAGTGTAGTTGAGTCTTGCCAATGCTTATCAATGTTTTCTAAAACTAACATGTCGGCATCAAACACCATTGTATTGCGATAAGGTGTAGTATGATAGACTTTCCATCTATTATCTATTTTCCAATCTTTTCGTTGTGCTGAATCTCCCCACGGAATTGGTATAATTTTATCAAACACATCCTTGTATTCATTTGCTACATCATCGTTAGTAATTAAACTTATATTTGTATTAGGATTATGTGCAAGAATACTTAGTGCCAATGCATATGTCTGTCTTACATAGTTAGTTGTTTTATTATTTTGTGCTAGTACACATACTCCGTTAGACATTTGAAAACTCCTTGTCAATGAATTCATTTAAACTAAATTTATTCATTACATGTATGTTGTTTGCTGTTAGTTTTACAGCAAGATAATCGTAATCAATATGTGCAAGCATTTGTACATTTTCGTCTTTAATATCTAATAAAATATCTTTGTCTGTTGATACCCACATGTCTCCAGGCAGTTCCTTAGGCCAAACAGTTGATTCTCTAAATCCACGGAGCATATGTACGGCTATGCTAAAAGCATAATCATTTCTAAATTTAGATTCGGTAATGTCATATACAGTGCGATAGTATTCGTAGTTTTCTTTTATATGACTAGTAAGGTCAAATATTGTTTTAGCCATTTCACTTTTTGTAAAATATAATATAGTTGCCCAATACATAGGAATACTTTTATCACTAATTCTTGTAAAGTCTATTTTTTTATTATTTGTGTTTATTAGCTCATAATTTTTTGCTATCATAAAGTCTTCTTGAGACGAAAAACATTCTAATAGTTTGTCATTGAAGATTAAAAAGTCAGTATCAATAACTAGTGTCTTCTCAAAAATACTTAACTCGTATGCACTGCTTCTTGCTGAATTTTTCCATTCTAATTTTTTATTAGTATAGATTCCGTTATAAAAAGTTTTTGTTGATCCTTGAGGTGCAGGCACATAAGTTAGTTCGTCAATATATTCTTTATAAAACGGAAATGTATCAGATATATAATCAATACCATCTGTAACTAATTGTACTGGTAAATTTAAATATTTCTTTACATTTTTTGCACAGTAAATTGCTTGTTTTATATAGTCAATACTTGAATTATTAAATGCAAATAAAACTACACCATTACTCATAAACTTGCTAATCCTTCTACTGATCTATTAGACTTTATAGTTTTGTATTCATCGGCGTATTTACTAGACGCATACACATAAGTTTCTAATAGTTCTTTATAGAATTCATTTACATCATCTACATAAACTGGAACATCGTTGTCGTCAATTACAACTACTTGTTTTTCTCCCATCGAAGCTAATATATTAACAAAGTTAATAAAATTAGGAGTAGCAACAAACTTATGACCATATGCATAATAGATAAGATTGCTTTTGTAGTTTTTTAAAAATATGTTTTTTTGATTAGCTTGTGTTTCTATAAATTTAGAAAAGTCAAGAGCTTTTTCTAGTCTTTCGTCCATAAGATCTCCTTGTATATACTTCTATAGTATACACTAAAACTAGGTATTTGTCAAGTCTTATGTGAAAGTATTTGTTGCGCCAGTTGCTATAGTAGGAGCATTAACTTCTACTGCTGCGCCGGTTGGTCTAATATACGAAAATGCGCTTGTAAGTGTACCTTGTACATTTTCGTCAACTGCTGGGCCTGTACCAGTTTGATCACCAGTATCGTTATCTTCATATACAAGTCTTATACGTAGTCCGTTAGTAATAGATCTTGCTAAAATTTTGTATCTGTTTTCTGAGTAAGGATTTGCAGAGTTATCTTGAACATATAACTCTCTTTCTGTACCATCGATGTCATAATAACCGTCATTATTACTAATTGTACCACTTGTGCCAGTTTCTTTGTAAGCATTTACATGATTAAGAGCAACAACGCTAGTGTCTGACAACATTGTTTTCCATTCTAATGTTTTTGCTTCACTGCCGGTATACGAAAGAGTTGATGCCATTCTAATATATCCGCCTGCATTAAAAAATGATTTTGCGTCATTAGCACTTGCCCATGTAAACGTAACATCATGAATAATTGTTCCGTTCCAATCAGTTGCTGTTTTTGATCTAGCTGACGTTGTTGTACTTTGTGCAGCTCCTAAACTAAATCTATTTGCATCATTAGTAATAAAATTTGCTACAGTTTCATAATCATTATGAATATCAGCTGTAATTCCTGTATCAGTATCAACTGTAACTAATGCAGGTGCAGATGGAGCAGCATTTGTTTGGTGTGTAAATGCTCGTGTAATATCAGCTTTTAAAGCATTCCATTGTGATGCTAAAATTTTATCGCCTGGATTAACTGCTGGAGCAGTTGTAGTTTGTAAATATCCTGCAGCGGCAGTTCCTGTACCGGACGGTGTTCCCATTACTGTAAGCATTTTACTACGTAATGTTGTATATTCCGATTCACCAATCGTTGTTCCTGCTGTCACTGCCATAATTAATCCTTTTCTTAAAGTACGTAGTTATTTATACTTTTAAAACACACTCTATCAATTTTTCTGATTCGTCTTCGCTTGATTCTAATGCAATACCAACTAATGCTGTTGCTGCAATAGTTGAACATACACCATCTTGCCAAGCATAAACAGGCTGTCCTTTTGTTACAACGCCTTTTACTCTTACCGGAACACGCCCTTTAAGACCAATTGCTTGACCATCACAGTCGCTATTCATTAAGTATGCAGGTTCTGCAGATATAACACCAATACACATATTGCTTGCGCTTGCTGCTTTTGCTTCAGCTTCGCCGCCAACTGCCATTGCTGTACCTACTGGATATTCTTGATCAGTTGTATATTTTTCTGCTAAGTCAGCATATCTTGCACTTGTTGCTGTACCTTGGAATAATACTGCATTTAAATTACCACTTGAATCACGCACTGCTACGCTGTTACCTGTACCAGTTCCAGTTGAATCAACAGCACCTGTTCTTGCGTTTCCGCCTACTATTAATGCAGTTGCTTTTTCTGATATTCCATATATGTTAGATGCGTGTACTTCATTAAATTTTTCTGTTGTACTACCAATATTTACAGTTTCAACTGCTGAGCCTACACTATTTAAGCCTGGTTTTATCTTTCCTGGCTCCATAGTTACTATATTAGTAATAACTCCGCCTGTTTGTTTTGCTCTAAAACGTATCTCGTCACCTTGAGCGTTACTAATAACACCCTGATTATCGTTTTCAATGAATATTTTTAAATCTAATCCTGTACCAATTGCAATTCCTGCATCAGTTTGAAAGTTTGTAAGCTCTGAAAATACAGTTGGGTTTCCTGGATTAGCTTGTACATAATTACTTGCATCAATTCCATTTAACTTTAATGCGTTAGAAGCAGTTCCCCAAAATCTTTGACTTCCACTTGTTACACCTGCTGTTGCATTTGTTGTATTTTTAAGAGTTACACCTTGACGTACAATATCAAATCCAGAAATGGCGTTTTCTGAATCAGTTGAGTCAATAGTAAATTCACTTGGGCTAATAATAAAAATTACTTCGTCATTTACAGTAGCTTTTATAACTGATCTTGCAACAGCACCGGTATCTAGTACACTAGCACTTTGCATTTGTGTAATACCTGAACCTGCATCTTGCGGACCAACTAGAACAAAATCAGTTCCGTTGTAAACTTTTAGTTGTTCATTTCCGGTATCCCACCAAAAATCACCAGTTGCTAAGCCTGCTGGAGCAGTAGCACTAATCTCTGCGCCACCTGTTGTGCGCCATTTTGTGCTATCATAAAATTTAAGTTTGCTGTTTACTGTATCGAACCATATTTGCCCTGTTATAGCTCTAGGTGGTTGGTTGCCACCAGCAAAATTTTCTAATAAGAATACAAAGTTTTCGTTTTGTATCTCACCGTATCCTGCATAGTTTTTACCAACTAACTTAATGTCTGTAGTCTGATCAATTGTACCGTCTTGTACTACGGTTAATTGATTAGTATTATATGTGTTAATTGTATACGCCATAATTTTTTTAACCCTTTATTGTTATTAGTATTTATCGTAACCTACGGATAATTACTTGTGCTTGTAAATGTCCAAGTTGCTCCTGTTACAGTAAACACCATTGTGTATCTAGCCGGTGTAAGTGTAACATTACCTGAAGCTGTATTAGCAGCCGCAATATCTTGTATTACTGTTTCATTTTGTGTGCCTGCTGCATCAACAGCAATGCTTGATTTTTGTAGTGTTCCTGATGCATCAGTTGTTACACTAATACCAATACCAGTTACAGTTGCTCCTGCATAACTTGTACAATGTATTCTTGCTACTGCATTTTCTCTTACACTTGATGCTGGAGAAATACTCTGTAATATGTTTTTTACATCTGTTATAGGACCATTTGATACTCCAGCTGCATTTGGAGTTGTTAGTCCAGTAATATCTAATGCAAGTGCTATGTCTGTTCCTGCTGTAGAACTATCAACATATGCTTTTGTAGCAGCATCAGTATTACCTGTTGGTGTTGCTAGTCCTGTAATTTTTTGATTGTTAATTGTTATGTCACCAGTTGAGCTAATATTTAATGCTCCTGGAGAGCTAATACTTCCAAATGCTCCATTACCTGTTACACTTAAAGAACCTAAAGTACCTACACTTGTTAATCCGTTAGCAGTAGTAACAGTATCACCTAATTTAGTTTTAGATAACACTTGTACATTTTCAATTCTGTATTCTTTTCCTTGTATTAAATCAATATTTTGATTAAAAGTCCAGTTACCTGTACTGTTTACCCAATGAATATCTTTACTGCCATCAGTCGATCTTAATGTTATACCACCGCCGTCAACTCCTGTATCATTTAATTCAGTACTATCATCTTGTATTCCTAATTCAATATTAGGATCTTGTACTCTCATAGTCTCTGTATTAAGATATGTAGTACTTCCTTCAACTGTAATATTTCCCCCTACAGTCAAATCGCCGCTAAATTTTCCGTCTCCAGTAACATCTAATGTTGCTGTTGGTGTATCTTGATATAAACCAAAACGTTGTGTACTTGTATCTAAAGTAAGTGCTTCAATATAATCGTTGCCTTGTGGAACACGAATTGAAAAATCATAATTTAATTGACTTAATTCAATTGTAGTTGTTGTGCCGCTATCTACTGTTTTAAACGCAGCATACTTACTGTCACCAAATCCTACTGTTAAACCTGTATCACCTTTTACAAATAGTCCGCCTTCCATTTGCTGATCAACTACTGCATTACTAGAATCTCTTTCGTTAGTTCTTACAAAGTCAATTGAGCTAAAAGTATTTCCAGCATCATCTGTTAAGTTTTCTGCACTAGTAGCAGTTCCATGATATTTAAATCCAGCAGTATCAACAGGATTAAATCCTATTTTTATTTCACGTCCAACTGCATACGGAGCAATTGCATAAGCATTAGCCGGAGTAAAAGCAAATCTACTATAAAATCCAGCAAGCACTCCACCAACGTATAATGCTACAACTGTTCTTGTTTGTGTACTTGTGTCTACCATAGTAACAGCTTCAAGTCCAGTTTTACCTTGTACTGCATTATACTGCGGACCTACTACAGTCCAAACTGTGCCATCGTACATTGAAAGACGTTTTTCACTGTTATCAATCCATAAATCTCCTGCTACAGGGCTAGTTGGCTGTGTTGCACTAACTGATGGTGAACCTGAAGTTGTAAAACTTGTACCATTATATATTTTTAATCTATCGTCACCAGTATCATACCATAATTGTCCTTCTAAAGGATTACTAGGAGCACTTGAAGAAGCAAAATTTTCAATAATTTTTACAAAATTTTCATTAAATGCTTCGCCAAACCCTTTATAGTTACGTCCAACTAGTGTTAAGTCTGTAGATGTAACATCTATTATTCCATCAGTAAGTTCTACTAACAAGGACCCGTCTGTTTTGTTTATTTTATAACTCATGATCCTGTGACTCCTGTGTAGATAATGTAATTAATTGTTTGATACGGATTAGTTATATCTAATGGTGCTCCAACTTCACTAAATCCGCTTCCAGTTGGAATAGCAACATCTCCACTTGATCCAAATCTTTGTGATAAATCTTCAGCTCCAGTTTGTAAGCTACTTGGTTGTGCATCAGTTGGGATAACTCCTCGACCATCAACTTCACGATGTGCAAAAAACTGTTGTCCATCTGGTGCTTTTAAATCATGTTGGTGTTCTGGTAAGTTTTCAACATCAATAGTTTTAGAACCAGTTCCGTCTACTGCTCCTAATGTTTGTGAATTTACTGTATCAACCCTTGTTGTTTCTGCTGGTGGTACTGTAGTGCCTCCCATAACAGCACTACCCATTGGAAATCTTCCTCTTAGATCTGGTACAGAGAAAAATCCAGCTGTAGTTTCAATTTGTGGTTTATAATTATAATCAATTAATTGGAATAGCTGATTAAATACCCCTGTACTTAATTCTTGTCCGTTACAAAACTTCCAACCTGCGGGTTCTGCGTTTCCAGCATATGGCATAATACTGCCAATTGGTGTAAGACCGCCTATTGCTTGGAATAGTGTTTGTCTAGTTATTCTTTTTAGTCCGGTATTATCACCACTAGTTCTATCTATTAGTATTTCATCGTTAGATAAACTGTTATTAACTAATTCTTTCCCACTAACAATAGTGTTTTTTACACTTAAATTAAATTCTTTAACTCCGCCGCCTGTTTGTCCGTCAAAACTTTGTTCAACTGTTTCAACATCACCTGTAACTCTAAACGTAGTTGCACTTGTTAGCTTATCTGCACTTCCTGCTTTTCCGCTAACGTTACCACTTACTTGTCCTTCTAAGTTTCCTAAGAAAGTAGTAGCATAAACTTTGCGCCATTTTAAAGCAGCTGTACCTATGTTTCTAGCATTATTAAGATCGGGTAAAATTAAGTCACTTGCTGCTGTATCTACAACTAAATCATTGTTACCTAATGTAATTGCTTTTTGGACTGTAATATTTTCACCAACATTTAGTGTTTTAGCAACACCAACACCGCCTTTAGCAATAATACTACCGTTACTTATTGTAGTACTTTCAGTTGTGTCATTGGTTTTAATTGTGCCACTAGATAAAATGTTACCTGTTACATCTAATGCTTCATCAGGTGCTTCGTTATTAATTCCAACTCGTAAACTTGAGTCAACTCTTAAAACAGTATTACTGTTTCCTGCATTTCTAACTCTAACATCAATATTTGAACCTTCAATATTATGTTGTATTACACCAGCACTACCTTCAATACCAATATTAAGTTCAGCATTAATACCATAAGCAATACCACTGTTGTTTTGAATATTTAATGGACTAGTAGTTGTTGATTCTGCATCGCCTCTTAAGAAGTTTCCTGCTGGAATAGCTAAATTGTTTACAATTAAGTTTTCAGATTTTTCAGCAATACCGTAGAACTTAACATTGTTAATTCCATCACCGTCTGTATCTCTACTTGCAAGGTTAATACCTGGACGTATAGGTGCTCCTGTAAATCCTGTAATTGTTGCTTTAGGAGTAAACTCACTAAAAGCAATTATAGCAACAATATTTGCTGCAACTTGAATTTCAATAACTGTGTTTTCTGCATTATCTTGACCGATAATTGTATTTGGTACAGCACCAGTTGTTAGGCCATCACTAAATTGCGGGCCAACTAGTATCCAACCACTACCACTATACAAGTATAATTGTTGGTTATCTGTATCAACCCATAAATCGCCAGTTAGTGAATTAACAGCATCAGGTTGAGTTGTACTTTTCTTTAGACCACCACTTGGAACCCAAATAGTTCCATCGTATACTAACAGTTGCTCTGATGAACTATTATACCATAACTGTCCTTCAATTGGTCTATCTGGTGCAGTTGGTGCTGCAAAATTTTCTAATAAATGAAGTAAGTCTGTAGCAATTGCGGCGCCGTACCCAACACTGTTTTTTCCTGGTAACTGCAAACTAGTATCATTATTGATAGTTTGATCTTCAATTATTATGGGATTGTTTTCGTTACTATCAGTAAATTGTATTGTATATGGCATTCAATTATCCCTCGTTAAAACCTGTTAGACTTTGTATTCTCACAGTGTAATCAATTTGTATCAATCTATTCAATGACTTTTGTACAGGATGGAAAATTACATGTGTAAGTAGTCTACCTGTGCCGTCTGCACTATATGCTTTTAATCCTAATTCGTCAAATACATATAAACTTTCTGAGTTAGTTGCAGTATCAAATGCATCTTGACCTTCTGGTTCACCATAATCTAACAAACAAGTTACTAATACATCAGTATAGTTTGTTCCGCTAACGTGTCTTGTTTCAATTTTATTTCTTGCAGGATCTAAATTGTTAACACTACGATCATCTACTACTTTAGTAAATGTTTCGTTATACAAACTTGCATTTGTACCTGTTGAGTTTGGTGTTAGGTATGTAATAATACCTGTATCATCAACGCTTGTACCGCCGTTTCCGAACCCCATTTGGTAAATCCAGCCAGTACCAGCATTTCCTATACTTTCTGCTAGGCTTATACTCATATTTTCATAATGGATAGCATTATTTTTATCCACTATTACTTCTCCAGTTTCTGGATTGTGTATTTTGATGTGTCCTTGTATTAACACACCGCTATTTTCATTTATTTTATCTGTCATTTGTTATACATCCTGCTGTTGTATTTATCGCGGCAAGTCAACTGTTGAGTCACGTAAGAATCTAGCTATGTCAGAATCTGCTTTACTCAGTTGAGTACCTGGATTTGTCCATATTATACCGCTACGTCTTACAACAGTTACCTTAACGTTTTCTGTTGGGGTTGTGGTTAATGTTAGTGTAGAACCATTCACACTAAACTCTGCCGGAAGTGTAACATCACCTTCCGGACTATCTTGATATGTTGGATTTAATGATACGTAACTACTAATTGCGTTTTTACGTAAACGTTTGCCGCCAACAAATACTTCAAAAGTATCTTTAGGAAGGCCTGGACCATCCGGATCTTCCGCTTCAAAATCTAAAGTATACGTACTTGATGTACCATCTGCTATAAACTGTGTTGTAAGTGTTTCGTCTTTGTACGGCATCACTGATGTCAAGCCGCTGTTAAACACTGTAGTACCTTCAATATGTGTATCTTTTACACCTGTACCTAATGTACCACGTCTTAGTTGACTCAATACATTGTCGTTTCTTACAAAATATTCTATTCTTTCGCCACCTATAAATATTACACCCGGAACACTACTTGTTGCATCTGGAATAGGTAATGTACTTCCATCGCTTATTGTAATCTTTTGGTCATACCAATTTAAGTCTGTAACTAATTGTATACCAGCAGTATCATCTAAACGCTTATAATGAGTACGGTTAAGCATATCTTTGAACTGGCTCCAACCATATTTGTTTACTGACTGTGTTTCTGCAAAATGTATTAATTCAATTACATCATTTTGTGCAATAGGAATATTAATTTTTACATATTTTTTATTATCTGTTACTTGGTACTGGATACTTGGTAATAATAATTGACCGTTTATAGTAATCCAAACATATTCAGCATCTATAGCCGGAGTAGGTAATTCAATAAGACCAGCTGTTAAGTGATTAAACTTATACCAATCATCAGTATTAGGTGTAAGTGTAACTCTAGAAATTACATCTAGTTGCTGTCTTTCAAATCTTTGGCTATCATGATTACTAAATTGGTAAACTGTAAGTACATCATTTTCGTTATATGCACTGTCAAGGTATATAGTTCCTGGTGTGTCTACAAATTCTCCACCAGCATCAATATAACCAAATGCATATTGTCCATCATTTACAAGATAAACATCAAGGATGTCACCTGTACTATGTCCTACTGCTGTTTTAATTCTTACAATACTACTTCCTGCAGAACTAGACGCACCAGTAAATGTCCAATCTTGCAAGTATGTTAATTTCTTACCGTTAATAAAAACTTGTAAGCCTTTGTTGTTTACTGATCCTGGCGGAATTTGGAAATTATCTAATTGATATTCTCTTGTTGCCGCTGCCATTGTAAACTTTTGTGTATATCCTGCATTTAAAATAATGTCATTAACTTTTACTATAGTTTGCCACGGAGTTGGCGTAGCAGTAAACGGAGTTGTGGTTAATGCATAGGAAACTGTGCTACCGTCTAGTGTAAAGTTTTGTATACCAACTTCACTGTAGTTTTGGACGTCTCCGCCTTCAAAGAATGCAAAGTTAATTACACTCCCTGCAGCAG